AACTGGCCGAGCGCGGCGGACTGCCAGACCCAATCGAACGCTACACAGTTGCCTGCAGATCCGACGTCTCCGTACATGTAGCTGTTGCTGAACGCGTTGCCCGTGTTGAATAGCGCCATTCCGGTGCCGAGGTACGGCGACAGCGGTTCGCCGTAGATCCATGACGGACCGCCGTTGCCGGGTGATCCGTTGGCTGCGGTCGGGAATGCAGCGAACCGGGTCGAGAGCGGATAGGTCTTGCCGAGGTTCAGGCTGTAGGTCGTGCCCGCCTTGCCGTCCAGTGGGTAGTACGTCGAGAGGGCGGCGTTGTTCGCCAGCGTGAACGCCCGGAGCCCGGTCTCTGCCGGGTCGCTGCCCTGCTGCATGCGACGCAGTATCCCGGCCCCGCTCAGCGGCACGTAGGCGTCCTTGTGGGCCGGGTCCGACTTCGGTGGGAACGATGAGGTCTCAACCCATGCCCGGTACGACACGCAACGGATGCCCACGTTGAGCATGGACCAGCCACTCAGTGCGGCTACCCATGTCACGGACCATGCCTGCGGGCTGAGGATCTGCTGCGACCGCAGCACGTTGACGGTCTCGGTGCCGAGGTCGTGCTCACCGAGCTGGCTGTAACCGTTGATCGGGGCAATGGTCGAGCCGTCGTCAAGGTCACTCAGCAGGGACCCGATCACCAGCGACCGCTTCGACAGGGTGATGACCCCGGTCGGATTGCTGACGGTTCCGTTGCGGCTGTCGATTGCGTCGATCTCGGCATTCGATCCGCCGGTCACGGTGACCACGCTGGCCTGCCGGGTGAGCACGCTGCCGTCAGTGTCGATGAAGACAGTCTGCGGCCCGGCGGGGATATTGCGGTTGAGCCACCAAATGTGTTTCACCAGGTTGACCGCGCCCATGGTCCCGGACAGGAACGACTTGCGTTCCATCGGCACCCCACCGTACGTGACCTCTCCATCCAAGATGCCGCTGCCGAGAGTGTTCAGCTCCCACAGGATCAGGCACACCCCGGTCGGTTCGCCTACTGGGGTGTGCGTCCACGACAGATCCCCGGTGCCGTTCGCCTGGCTGTAAGCGTCGTAGACAGGGTCTACCTGATAGGCCACCCGGAGTTGCGTGTTGCGCCCGATCCGGCCGTAGTACTGGCCGAGCGGATTGCGCGGCGATGCCCAGCCGGTGCGGTTGTCCACGGTCAGATCACAGGTGCCCGGTGAGACCTGGCTGCCCTCGTTCGCCATGCCGCGCGTGATGGTGATCGGGGCCCGGGTATAGACCGCGTCCGTGATGTTCGCCCAGACGTTGCCTACACCGATCTTCATCTCAACCAGGACGCTCATTTGCCGCTGCCCAGTACCACGGTCAGTCCGCCCCGTACGCGCAGCGCGTTCTTGAGCCAGGCAACAAACAGGTCATCCAAGCCGCTGCCACCGGGCGCGACCACGAGCGTGAGCCCGTCGCCGCTGTTGGATCCGCCCGTGATCTTCTCGCCTGCCTTCAGTACGGCGAGACTCTCCGACCCCATGGCACCTGACACGATGCCGCCCGTGTGGAACCGGGGGATCGTGAAGCTGTTGCCGCCGATGCCTGGCACCCACCCGGGGATGCTGAATCCCTTGCCGCCGATCGTGTCGTTCCAGAAGTTGCGCACGGCATTGAACGCGGTGCGGAACGGGGAAGAGATCGTGCTCGCGAGCCCCTTGAAGAACCCGCCGATCCGGCCCGGCAGGTCTTGGAACCACTTGACCATTGACCCACCCGCCTTGGATACGCCGTTGAAATAGCCACCCAGAGCGCTCGGCAGGCCGCGCACCCAGCCGACCAGTTTGCCGCCCGCCTCGACCGCCCACCCGAACGCGAGCTTGATCCCCTTCATGGCGGTATCCACCCCGGCCCGGAACCACCCGACGTTCTTGTAGGCCCAGATGACCCCGGCCGTCAGGGCCAGCAGTGCGGTGACCACGAGACCGATGGGGTTGGCACGCATGGCCAGGTTCATTGCCTTCTGCGCAACGGTCATCACGTTGGTCGCGACCGCAGACCCGATCATGGCCACCTTGTTACCGACCATCGCGGCGGTCTGCCGAACCATGCCAGCCGTTGCCGACAGCCCGTTGGTGTAGATCGCCTTGATCGCTGGCAGCAGTGCCCCGCTGAATCCGTCTGCCAGGGCAGCCACACCGCCAGCTAGATCGGTCGAGCCCTGCAACAGGTTGCCCTTCATGATCTCGCCCAGCCCGGACATGGTGTCCGACGTGCCGCGACCAACGGACTCGAGCGCGTCCATCTTGGAGTAGGTGTTGTCAGACGCCTCGGCCGCGCGGTCGAACCCGCCAGCGCTCGCACCCACCTCGCGTGACGCCTGGCCCACGGAGCCAGACATGCCCTTGGCTGAACTGCCGACCTTGTCGAACGCCTGTGTCAGCTTCGACTCATCGCCTGCGAACGTGAGGGTTACCTGCGGTCCGGCCATCAGTCGATCTCCACTCCGGCGCTACGGGCCACGTCCAGCAGTGACGCCTCGAGCAGCACGACATACCGGGAGCGGTTGTCGAAATAGGCGTCGTAGATGTAGCGGCCATGCTTGATGAACGGGCGCACGATCGAGCCGTGCTTACCGACGCGGCCACCGAAATCCAGCCACGGGTACCACGGCACTTTCTTTCCACCGCCGATGACCCGTGAGGCGGTCGCGGTGGACCGTGCCTTAACGGACCCGCGCGCCTTCCCGGTCAGGGTCGGCACCTTCGGCTTAGCCGCGTTGACCACGACATCGGCGCACCCATTGAAGGCGATACGCAGCGCCTTCGGCAGCTCGGAGTCGAGCCGCTTAAGGTTGCGCGTGAACTCGGTGAGCCCGGTGATGGTGACCGCGTCTGTCACTGCGACTTACCTCCGTTCGCCATCTCTTGATCCTGCGCGATCCGGGCGTAATACATCTGCCAGTAAAGGAATTCCTCAGAGCTGAGTTCTGACCGCAGTCGGCTCACGGTCATCCCCAGCTTGGTTGCTAGGAAGAACTCGAACTCCAATGTCGGATTCTCGTGCAGGTTCAGGTACGCCGCTTTTCTCGGCGCCCTTCCCAAGCCCGGACAGTTCGGCAACCTTTGCCGTCACCGCCTCCATGTCCCCGCCTGCTGGCTCACCCTGCCACTGCTCGATCTGCGCCTCAGTCATCTTCGGTGCGACCATCACCCGGGCCAGCATGAACCGCTCCCCGGCCGCCGCGTCGGCCAGGATCCCCTTGGCTTTCAGATCGTCCATGGCCATCACTTCCAGCCGCGACATACCGCGCACCCGGACCTTGCCCCTGGCAAGGATCACGTCATCTTCCAGCAGGGGCGGGAGCGCAGTCAGGCTCTCAGCGCTCAGGTAGTCGTCCGTCACGGCAGCACCGTGGTGGTGACTTCATCGGAGCACTGCATATCGCAGCTCCACTTGACCATGTCGGCCACAGGGTTGCTCTCGGTATAGCCGGTGACCAGGACGTTGACCGAGTCCTGAGGCTTGCCGGTGCCGGTCCCGGCGGGCTGCCGGATCAGCGGCACCACGGTCCCGATCAGCGGCTCGATCGTGGCGCGCGGCCCGGCAACGGCATCGTTGTAGGTGCCGCTCATCTTCGCCTTGCCGTCGAGCAGCCCGCCCGCGTAGACGTGGCTCAGCTTGCCGTAGGTCGTCACATCGTGACTGTCGGCCGTGCGCTCCAGCTCGGACGAATCGACGTACTGCGACAGGTCAACGGCGTTCAGCTTGATCACCGTGTCCTTGCCATGCTTGAACACCATCAGCTTGCTCCCTGTCCAGTGATTTCTAACGTGAAGGTTGCGGCGAGGTACTCGACCGCGCTCACCGAGATGATGTCAAAGGCAACCGACACCACACGGATTGTGTCGAACCGAACGTAGGTGCCGGACTCCAGCACCTGTTTGAACGATGAGGCTCCGGACCCGGCGCAGTACTTGGCGATCCGGTCCCGGGCCGCGCGGCTGGATACCTTGCCCACCAGCACCACGACGCCGGGGTTCATCTGGTCCATACCCCGGCCGTAGGTCTTGTCGTACTCCAGTGCGTCCGGGTAGGTCACGATCGCGGCCGGTGCCGCGACCGTGTCCGGCGGATGGCTGTGGACCCGCAGCCCACCCCCGATGGTGCGCAGTTGGGTGGCGAGTTCCTCCATCACAAGGCCGAGATCCATCAGGCAACCCCCGCCCGGCGGACGTACTTGCGCAGCATCACTGCCACGTCCGGATCCACCTTGGCCAGCAAGCGCAGCTCGGACCCAAGCTCCGGGGAGCCAGCCACGCCGAACGGTGCGTCCTGCCGTTTGAAGACCCGGGCCGCCTGCAGGATGGTGGCGGTCCCGACCGTGGGCGGCACGGTCGTCCAGCCCCACTTGCCCGTGATCGAGATGGCACCCGCCCCGCAGTCCGTGCCGGACGGCAGGTAGAGCCGGGTCCACGGTTCGCCGTCCTGCGCTGCGTTCAGTGGCCAGTAGCTGTCGGGCACGAAAGGCACCCCGGCCACGGTGATGACCAGACCAGTGGCGGTCATTAGGTCATCGATCGGCACGGCGAGACTTCCGCCGTGGCCGCGCATCCGGACGGCTGAGTACAGCCTCAGCTCCGGTGTGGCGACCTGGCCGAACTGTCGGCGGCAGTGGTTGTCCACCGCTCGAGAGGCGGCAGTCAGGGCGCTGGCCACCTGTGCATCGTCAACCGCGTCCTCGATCCGGAGGTACGTCTTGAGCGCTGCCGACGTCGCGTAGTCAGGTGCCCATGTCATGGCTGCCGCCTCCTCTCACTGCTCGGATTCCGGATCGGCCTCAGCGGTCTTCGCTTCGGCCAGGTACTCCACGCCGTCGATCACGTGGAGGCCCTCATGCTGCACCGTGTAGCGGGCCCGGACCGTGACCGCCGAGCCGTCCGGCAGCACGGCGATGCCGTTGCCTTCCAGCTCGACCACGTCCCCGACCTTGACGAACTGGCCGTCATCCGAGGTCTCTGCCTTGCGCTTGCGGGGTGGCATCGCCGTCTCCTTACGGGGTGTAGGTGATCTTGCGAAGACCGGTGGTGTCGTACACCACTCCGGCGAAGTAGGCGAATGCCGCCATATCCCACCCGGCCACGGTCTCCATCAGCTTGTCCAGCCGCTGCAGACCGGACGACCAGACGTGCACTGCGGTCGGGTCAGCCAACAGCGAGTTCTTGGTGCCACCCGTGACACCGAGGCTGGCGGCCGGGTAGAGCCCGTAACCCGCGATGTCCATGTGCGCGAACTTCTCAGCGGTCGAACCGTCACGGTTGCTGGGGGCAATGATCGGGTAGACCTTCTCACCGGTCGTGGTGAGGACCGCCCCGGCCAGCGACTTGTACAGGTCGATGTGCCCGAACGCCTTCTCGAACCGGTAGCCGTCCGGGATGAACTGCAGGTCCACCATCCCGGCTTCCACCAGCCCGGCGGCTGCGAGACCGCTGGTCGCGGTCGGCACCGTGGCGAGCGCGGTGATGGAGCCCATGGCCGCCAGGATCAGCGCGGCGGTCTTGGTCTCCTGCGCGATCTTGAGCGACCGCTCGAACTCGCTCCACACCAGACCGGACACGACGGGGTTGCCGCCCTGATCCGCCACCTCACGGGTGATGTGGACCCGACCGGAGACCGGCACGGGGGTGACGGTCGCCCCGGCTGCGGTGACCAGGTCACGCGACTCCGGGTTGACGTCTTCCACGTGGTCGGCCACCCCGACGTCAGTGTTCGTCCGGTCCAGCTTCGACCAAAAGAACGGGGTGACGCTGCCGAGGCTGCCCTTCACGAAATAGTCATACAGCGGCGAGATCGGCACCGGAGCCTGACCAAGGAACATGTCCGGCCGGTACTGGCTGGGGTTGATCGCGTTGGTGTCGGCCGTGGTGGTCGGCTGGTCCACGAACTGCGGGGCGAACCGCTCGGCCGTGAACTTCTGCAGCCGGGCCAGCGCGGCCCCATCGCCGTCCTTGCCAGCGGCAAGCAGGTCGGTGGCGAAGTCGAACCCGGACGCGGCTGGCTCCGACCCGGCGAACCGGTAGATCGGCTCTTCCCTCACGGCGAGCTGCGCCGTGCCGGGCCCGACCGGGATCCGGATGTCCTGCAGTTGCGCGATCGTCGCGGACTGCGCCTGCACCGTGGCCATCAGGGCATCGCCCTCGGCCTTGGTGAACGCGACCGGCGTACCCGGGTTCGCAGCGGTGAACGCGGCCAGGACGGCCGGGTCACAGGTGGTGATGCCATCCGCATGGATCGCACCGCACAGTGTGCACTTCATGGTGCTCCCTTCATCTGCGGCGCTCGCCGCGACACTGGTGATCTGGGCCCCCGCGAATGCAGGTTTCCGTACTACTGCCGCACCGGTCAGGATGGCTGCGGTTGCGTGCATCACGCCGTCTTTGCCCGCCGTGAAGTCGCCCTCCACCTCGGCAGAGAACGCCTTGAGAACCTTGCCTTTGGCAAGGGCTAGGACGCGGTCACCCTCAGGCGTCTCCGCGATCGAGAACTTAGCCTCGACTCCCTGCGCACTGGTGGCCAGGGCGGTAGCCCCACCAACCTGCATATACAGGGATTGGGTGTCGTGCCCGTAGTTGAGCACGATGTCTGATGGGTCGTCCGGCAGCATGACCGTGCCATCGGAGAACGAGAACTTGTGCGACTTCCCGGTGGTCGGGTCGGTCGCGAAACCGGAGACCTCGCCGTACGGGATCAGGAGACCGGTCAGCGACCGCTCTCCCGGCGTCACAGCGAAGCCCGCCATGGCGAATGTGACAGTCGTCTTGCTCATGGGATCGGGACCTCCTGCGGGAGCGCGGCGGGCGCGTCCGGTGATGGTGCCTGGCCCGGGTCGAGACCACGCTTCTCGCGCGCCTCCATCGGGTCCAGCACCTTGGCACCGATGAGGATGGCATCGGTCTGCGCGGCTGCCTGATCGTCCAGCCGCAGATAGGAGGAGGTGTCGAACACAACGCGGTAGCCGCGCGGGGTGACATCCTCCATGGACAGCCGCCCCTCGATCGCCGTCATGTACGGACCGAGCACGGATTCGAGCCGATCACGTCGCCGGTCCTGCGCGTTGAAGTAGGTGCGGCTGGTGGTCGAGACGGACAGCTCTTCCGCGTCGATGCCGGTCAGTCGGGCGATCTCGGTGATCGCGAACTCTCGTGCCTGCGACATCTGCAGTTGCTCCGGGTTGAACCCGTCGCGGTTGTACTTGAGCGACTTCGGGACGAACGCCGTACTGCGTCGCTGGCGGGCCGCTGCCCAGTCATTGAGAATCTCCGGGATCTCGTCGTCATCCGGATCCTCGCCGTCGTCGCCAGCCGTGAACCAATCGGTCGGCGGTGCGCCGTCAACGGACCGCATTGCGATCATGGCTAGCGCGATGTAGGCACGGATCGCGGGTGACGCGGTCAGCAGTCCGCCGTTCGGGGAGTCGATCCGGATCAGCCCCGCAATGTCTGGCCAGACGTACGCCTGTCCGTAGGGGTAACTGACGTACTTCGGCCGCACCGTGATGGTGTCACCGAGCAGTTGCAGGATCTCGGCGGGCTTGCCGTGCCAGCCCAGATGCGTCACGTGCCACCACGCGCGTTCGGTCAGCAGCATGTCCTCGACCGTGCGCGTCATCGTCACCGACCGGGCAACGCCAGACTCCGGTTGGCTGAGGAGATTCCACTGCGTCTGCTTGCCTGCCGGGTCGAGCAGGATCAGCGGGAACTGCCCGATGCCACCGCAGATCAGGTCGCGGGCGCGCTTGATCGCGGGGACCGACAGCGCTTCCTTCCGGGTGATCTGGGCCCGGCCGTAGATGTAGTCATCCAACGACGGCAGGCCGTAGAGCACGCCGGAGTCCACGTCCACAGCGAAGTGATGGGAGCCACTAGGCATGGCCTCCATCTTGGTACTAGACCGCCCGAACAGAGTTGCCAGTAGCCCCATGTGGCGAAGTGTAAACCACGGTTACACCATTGCCCCGCAACCGGCCGTTACCCCGCCGTGATAATCCGCCTGCTGCTCGGCCGCTTCCGGCGTGCTGCGGTCGCGCACCACACCGCAGTCTTGACCGCATCGAACCGGCCGGTCGAGACCATCCGGGGCCCGTCCGCACCCGGCATCGTCCGCGCCGCCAGCACCTGCCCGGTGAGCAAGTCCCCGCCGTCGTGCAGCAGGGCGTCCTCACTGATCAGCCGGGAGAGCTCCAACACGGACGCGGCAGCGCGACCCGATGCCTTGCGCAACTTCAGACCCTTGAGCGCCGGGTCATCTAGCAGCGACTCGCCCACCGAGATGACCCGTCGCTTGAACCCTGACTGACGGATCACCTCAGCGGCAGTGACCAGCCCGGGCACGTCCACCGACCGGACCATCACCCGGTCATCTCCGATCCGCCACGCGAGCGAGACAGAGATCCCGTCACCGAACCACGACTCGATCGCGGCAGCGTCCGGCACCTCCTCCGGGATCGGGTGCACCAACTCGCCCCACATGGCTGGTTCAACCGCAGCGTCACCCTTGTCCGTCTTGGCGCTCTCGAGCTGCCAGATGTTCAGGTACTGCGCGGTGAACCCGGCCATCGGGTCAGGGTCGTCCGCCTGCGGGTCCGCCTCCCCGGCCAGCGCCCGGGCGTACTTGT